CCTATTTTAGGTTGAAAGCTATTCTCACCAACAGCACGAACCATTTGTAATGGAACGTATGGGCAATAGAATAAACCTGCGTCGAATGCAGATGAACCCTTATAACCAACTACTAGGTAGTTAGCGCCTGCGAATGGATCAACATAAACACGGAATCTTCCGTTAAGAACACCAGCAAAAGTATTGCCACTGTCATCAACTTCTAGAGTGTTGCTGTTAAGTGCAGGAGTGTAATCCAATACACCAGCCATTTGTAAAGCAGAGGCTACGTCAGAAGAACAGATAACCATGTTACCTTTACCACGACGAGTTCCTTTAGCAATTGCGTTAGCTTCTTGCTCGATTTGGAACATTAAACCTTTGAACTTCTCAACAGACCAACGACCGTTTGCATCAACGTCCAGATCAAAAGTACCTGGGGTTGCAGCACCAGCAGCACCAGCGACAGCAACTGAGTGGATTGTTCTAATAACTTCACGATTGATTTCCGAAAGGATTTCAGTTTGAAGAATATTAGCCAATTCAGTTTCAGCGTCGAGGCCGTGAACAGCTTTAAGATCCTGAGCAAGCTCAGTAGTGTATTCTGCTTTCAAAGCACGAGTCTTAGCAGATACAGTTACTTTCTCAATTGAGAAGGCCATTTCTGCGTAGTTAGTTCCACCACCGTCGCCTAAGGCTTCAGCAGCTCCAGTTGCCATACCTGCACCAGTAGTAGCAGCTCCGCCAACAGCAGGAAGCTGATTAGCATGAGTACCAGTACCAGAATAGTCAGTATCGCTTTCAGCATAAAATGCTTCAGCACCGGCTTGAGTACCATATCTTGCGCGCATTGCGAAGATTAGTCCTGTAGGACCAGTCATAGGCTGAACACCACAGATGTCATATGCAATCATGTTAGGAACCGCACGTCTTACCAATGAGATAAGAATCGGATCGTAACCAGCAACAGGACCTGCTGCAGTTGACGCACCACTATAACCGCCAGTTCCGGCAGCGTTAGATGGGGCTTCTGACAATAGTGAAGTCATGTTTGCAGAAAGATCACCAGTTTCAGCTAGTGCGCGTTCTGTGTTCTCAAGGATAGTAGCAGTAACTGCTTTCCTATGAGAATCCTTAATTGGTGAAAAAGATTCGTGCCCCAGAATTGGCTCCCACTTTTCCACTAGTCTTGTATAGTTATCCATTATGGATCTCCTTTATATTTAATTAAAATTAAGTTAAATAAACCAAATAATTAATTATTCTTTACTTCTTAGTGTTGAAAGCTTCAACTAGAGAATTAATAGAGGCGTAATCGGAAGATGGTTTAATTACTTCCTGTTCCTCTAGAATAATTTCGTCAGACTCAGATTGAACATCATGTTTTTCAACAAGAGGCTTATCACTAAAGAATGACTCCTTGATTACTGTTAGATTTTCTGCATATGCATCAAGATCTACAACGTCAAGCTTTTCAGACAATACTTTCAAACGTTCTACCTGGTTTGCAGATAGTCCTTCTGATAGTTCGTCAAATTTTTGTTCTGCTTTGAAAGTGGCAATTTCTTTTTGTAATTCGATATTCTCGTTTACAAGATCATTGGCTTTCTCTTCCAACTCAGCTACATTTGTTTCTAAGTTTGATACAACATCAACAGTTTCTTCTGAAACAGTAACATTGTGTTCAACAAACAAGTTCTTAAGACCTGTCATTAATGACTCAGCCATCTCAACCTTAATACCGGATTCGATTGCGATCTCATTCTCTGACATCCATTCTGAAACAACGTAATCTAAATACTTATCGACATTTTCAGTAATAGTATCCAATTTCTCAGTTACTGCTTCTTCCAATGACTCTTCCAAAGACTTAGTTAGTTCTTCGCGGATTGTTTCGGTTCTTTTGTTAACTTCTTCATTTAAAGCGGCTTCAAATACAAGACTAATCTTGCCTTTGAATTCTTCAGATAAATCTTCGCCTTCGATGATAGATTCAATTGAAGATTCGATAACGATTTCTTCAACTACTTCTACTTCTGCATCAACTTCAACTTCTTCAGTTGCTGGTGTTTTAACTTTCTCTCCAGCTCCTTTAGGCTCATCGGTTTTGGTTTTCTTTAGCTTATCCTTTTTGCCTTCACCACCTTCGGGGGTTACTGCAGCAGGTACACTAGAGATGCCATCATCAGATACGAAAGCTTCGTTATTTACGTCTGACATAATTTTTCTCCTTTTTTAATTTGTTTTTCTACAAATAATAAATTTTTGTATTCGACTGTTTTATTTATAAAAGATTAATTTTTCAAAGTACGGATAAAGTTCTGGAACATTCCAGCGGCCGCGGCTTCGTCAATAGTCTTTGTTACAGTCCTATATTGTTTTTCTACCTTCTGCTGGATTTCTTCGACCATTTGAGTGGCTCTCCAATTTCCAGAAGCAATATCGTAGTAATACTCTACGTTCTCCATGATTCCATTTACGAACGCATTTGGTGCAGAAGGGTCAGTAACAATATCAACAGTAGAAAGATGAAAGTCTTTTTGAACTTCCATTACTCCATCTCTACCTGCCTTGACTGAACCAAGACCACGTGTCGAAACACCGATCTTAACGCCTTCATCTAATAGGCTTTTAACGATTTCCCCCATAGGTGTTGATAAGATTTTAGCCTTACCATAAAAATCGTTATCTTCGCGTCTCATTTCTGTAATCAGATGTGAAACACGATCTCCGTTGATCTGAGGACCATCAGGATGACCTAATTCTCCAAGGGCACGCTTAGTTTCAATGAATTCTTTGTTGTATCTATTCATTTCATTTTCTAACGTCGAACTTGGATAAATTCTTCCATTGCGATTTTTTAGATCGCCTTGCATGAAAATTCCTTCAATAAAGTAATTCTTTTTACCGTCTTCTTTAGCTTCGGTAATTACTTCTACGGAATCTTCCCTATATTCTGTTATTAAGTTTAAATTCATAATAGTTTCCTTTATGTGTAGTGAGCAACGCCAACCATTAATACTGAAGTGGCGGCGGTTAAGGTATCTGTTGAATCTTTCTTAACAAACGATTGCCCAGAACCAGCAGTAAATGTACCAAGAATATCTCCGCCAGCATTCTTATGAGTAATAAGTATACCATTAGCAGTTGCATTAAACAATCTAACGAGAGTTGCTGAACCAATATTATCAGCGGTTGTTACTGCAGCTTCAGTACCTTTAACTTTAATTATACTTGGCATTATACGTTCTCTTTCGCAAATTCGAGGATTTCGTTGTAGCCTGCTTCATCAGCAACCAATACACTATACATTTCTTTTGTATTTGTTTCTGTTAGTTCACTGAACATTTTATTTAAAACAGTTGCATCTTCTTCTGATACTTCCATTACTGTTTCGTTTTGTAATTCAAATGATCCTACTTCAATTGATTCGTATTGCTTTGACGCTTTATACATCTTTGCAGCTGATAGAGGTTTACTGTTAACCATTTGATCGCCTTTAGCATAAGCATATAATGATTTAACATTTGAGAATACTTCAGCTAATTTATTCTGCCACCATTCTTCAGGATCTTGTCCTTCAGTTTTAAGGTAATCTCCAATCTCTTCAGAAGCATAAGTAATGAAGTGTAGCTGTTTCATCATCATAGGAATTTCTTGCTGGGGACTCTCAAGCAATTCTTCCTCTGTTGAAACTTTACTTAACATTTCTTTAAATGTCATTGATAGAGTTTTACCATTACTGTCTTTGATAGTAACTTGTGTTGGTGAAGGTTTAGGCTTATTAATTGGCTTTGCTTCAGGTTCTAAAGAATCCTTATTATCCTTTGCATCAACTTTATCTTCTTTAGTTGTTGCTTTCTTAACAGATTTCTTCTCAGCGTTTAAACTATCTGAACAACCACCTTCTTTAATGGCTTCGATTTTATTATCGCAGCAAGAACATGTTTTACCAATCTCTGATGCTTCATGCTTTCCACCACAATGACCACAGTCAGGACCACAGCCACAAGAAGCTTCCATTGCTTCTTCCATTTCTTCGCTGTCATCTTTCTTGTCTTCTTTCTTTTTATTGACTCCAAGTATTTCAGTAATGGATTTCTTAACGATATCTTTTTCTTCGTTCTTTACGTCGTCAATATCTTTGCCATCACCTGTACCGCGTTGAGGTAGTGTTTGCGCTGTTTTCTTTTTATAAGCCTTATCGTAGTTTTCATCGCCTTTCTGGTCAGCTGGTCTTGCAGCCTCTCCTTTACCAGGTATCTCTCCGCTGAAAACGTGATCAGGCGCAACAGGATGAGGGATTACCTCGATCGTATGTTGATCCTTAAATCGTTTTTCTTCTGGAGCCACTGGTTGGGCAACTTCCGAAACTAGATCTTTAAAATTTTTCATATTTAGTCCCTAATTTAATTTACTCTATACTTTATTTATATTCAGTAAGAATCATCTTCTTCGTGTCCGCCAAGTGCCTTTTCGTCAGATATTTGTTGTTCCATATCTGAAGCTTGTTCTTCGGTCATTTGTAACACGTTTGTCGTAATCCACTGATGAGAGAAATACTTGCCTGTATAATCAGTTATATCTCTAAGAGTATTTAATCGTTCTCTCAAAATCTCAGCTTCCTTCAACTCTTCAAAGTAATTATCCTTAACAAAGTCGTAACGAAGATCATTTCTAATTTCGTTAAACTCTTCAGGTGTTAAAATACCTTTGAGTATCAATTGCTTTTCCAGTACCATACTGAATATCCAAGAAAAGCGATTACGGATCCTTCTAATAAATTTACCAAACTTCAGTTCATCTCGAGTAATCTCAGATGTTCTACCAAAGCTTGCCATGGCCTCCGGCTCTAAACGAGATAAGGGTACTTTCAACGCTTTAAATAATTTTCGTTGAAAATACTCTAAGTTTTCGTTACTGCTCAATCCTGGTGCAGAACCTCCTGCGAGAGTATCAACTTCTGTTGATCTTTCTCCACCACGACGAGGAAACCAAAAATCTTCTGTCATTGTTAACATTTTTCTCGAATCAGTAATTTGTCCTGAATCTGAGTTGTATTGTAACTTGTTCTTATGTCGAGCCATCATATCTCTAAGATATTGCTCTGCCTTGTTCTTTGGCAAGTTACCTACATCTATATAAAAAATTCTTCTTTCCGGTGCTCTTGTTAATGTATAAATTACAACAGCATCTTCTAACATTCTTAACTGGTTTAAAGCTTTACTTGCTGGATGCAAATGAGATAGAACTAAACTATTGTTCTCATTCATCAATCCCGAAGTAACTCGAGCAATAGAATCTTTTGATATTTTAATTCCAGTTGTACTACTGCCACTTGCTCCTGTACTTGTATTCTGAAACCCTGATTCTGAGTACATATAATACTCATTCTTAATCTTCTTAACAGATACTCCTGAATGCGGATCTTTTTGTTTCTTATCAACTTCTCGTATTAACTTTAACTTACGAGGGTCAACGTATCTTAATTCTATTACACCCTTCTTAACATCTTCAGGGTCAATTATAATATGATAGTTTAATCTTCCATCAACATAAAACTTTTGAAACATGTCATACGAGTTATTCGTAAAATCAAATAATGCAAGTACATTATCAAATTCCTTTACGATAGATTTTTTAATCTTATCTGATAGATCTGTTTCTCCTAACGAGATATCAACAACTCTATCATTCGTATCAACACTAATTGCTTCATTCACAACGTCATCAACTGCCTGACTAATTTCAGGCTGCATTGCCATTGAACGATATTTAGTAATAAGGTCGGATTCCGTTTTAGCGGAACCTTCCATATCTAATATCGTATTATAAAAACCGCCAAGAGCATTACCAACGGTAATCGCTCCATCATCATTAGAGGGTTCGGCGAAACTAACTGGTAATGTAGTCTCCTCCTCAGCCCTCTTTATATCAAATCCAAAAATTTTCAAAATATCATCCTATATTATAATTAACTAGTAGGAATTCCGGTGTTACCCTCTACCATCCAAAGATCGTAGCTAAACGTAACATCGAATGTTTGTATCCCATCAGTATCCCAATCCATTGTTTGCGCAGCAACACTAGTAGGGAATAAACCTTCAAACTTGTAAGTACGTAATGGGTCACCACTTTTACTATACTGCGTAATTAACGCGTTTGATTTATAATCCTGTGGCAAACCACTCAAGTTAGTATCATGTGAAACAATACCATTCATCCAAGCTTCCATTGCATTTCTGACTAAGAAATCTTCGTCGTTAATGATTGAAACTGTCCATTCAGCAAATGTTCTTCCTCCTGCATACTTAATAGCACGACCGAAGTATTGAATTGTGTCAATTGACGCAATAGTACTAGCAGGTAGCTGAGCAGCCTTTGCCATAAATGGAACTTTGAAATCAGCTGTAGAATCAACAGGGTTTAAGATTTGCACTTGGAAAAGATTGCTACGAGCGCCACCGCCAGTTAACTGGGATTTGAACTCATTTATATTAAATGCCATTCTTTTTCTCCTTTATTTAAAATTATTTATTAAGTTAGTGATCCAACAATTTCTTCGAACTCAACACCCGATCTTGTAGCAACAAAGGTTAACTCAATCACATTGATTGAACGTGCAGGCTTAATAAAGATATTAGCCCTGAACTTACCTGAGTCAATTACTGATGGAGTATTAACTGTTGTATCAGAAACAACTCTGAAATCAACGATTCCTCGCTTACCTTGAATGTCTCTTAAGAATGGTTCAACGATTCCTTTGAATTGCGCTTGAGTAAACTCGTCGTTCAATTCAAACAAGAATGATTCTGCAGCATTGGCAATTGCCTTTTCTACTGCAATAAACAATCTTCGAACATTGATACTATCAAAAGCACTGTTGCCGCCTAATCCTGTCTTATCACCGAATAGGACAACTCCTCTTCCTGATTGAGCCATTACTGGGTTAACTTCATTGCTATATAGTTGATCTCTCTGAGCCTTGTTAGGATTAAAGGCAAGTTTGACAACGTTCTTAATAACACCTTTACGGAAACCAGCTGGAGATTCAAAAGGTTCAACTCTTGAAGCAAGACCTGCTATATCACCGTTAAGTGGAGTATATCTATATACATCGTTATATCTGTCGTATCTGTACTTATAACCTGAATCAATTACAGAGTAAGAAGAATTTGGTAATCCATTCTTAAACGCAATTATATTAGCAAGTTTAGCTTCAGATTTGCTTTCGTCAACAACATCTGATTTAGCAGGACTGATAAACGCAATTGCGTCTTTTCTATATTCTGCAATGTTTGATATCAGATATGTACCTATGTTACCAGTATCATCAGATTTACCACCAAGTACGAATGAAACATCAATTTCGTTAGATGCCTTAAACAAATCGTAACCAGGCGCAAGATCCGCTAGAGTTGCTAGTGATTCAGATCTTCCATCTGTACCGACGTTTGAACTTGTAATATCAGTATTACCTGAAACACCCAAGTTAGTACCCAGTCTTTCATATGTACTTGCCTGAGCAGAAGCTTCGAAGTGAGCGGTATTTGCTACCTTAACCCACGAAGACTCTTGTTCAATTGCTTCTTTGTAGTAATTTGTTTTACCACTTGATAGCTTAGCCGTTGGGCTAACTGATACATCGCTGTATAATTCTAATACTGATCCAGCTGTACCACTGATTTCGCCATCTGCATCAAGAACTGCAATATGATAGTTTGCAGCTGCAGGTGCTTTTCCGAATAAATTGCCATAAGCCCATTTTCTTGTAATGGAAAGCTTATTTAAATTAGTTTCAGGCAATAGGTATTTACCACCTAAAGATAATGTATGATGAATTGCAGTTATAAGAACTGTGTTTGCTGTTGGTAATCCATCAGAATCTCTTGATTCTTTGGTTACTGTATTAACAACGATTTCTTGATATCCTACTGAATCGTTACCGATAGTAATGATATCGCCAGTTTCTATTGTTGTTATTTCGTCTGCTGGTAGGACTTCAAATGCAACTGTTGCTGCGTTAAAATCAACTGTTTGAGATGTTGCTTGCTGTACTGTATTACCACTAATTCTCGTAGTAGGAATTTCTCCTACTGTAATTTCTGTATTGGTAAAGTTGCTACCCTTAACATATGCTATTTCTAATGAATTACCTAATGCACCTGGGTACAAGGCATCGAATGCTCCGTACGTAGTAAATGCTGGGTTAATGTCACCATTTGCATGTTTCTGAATATCGGTTGAAGAAGCAGTGACTGCCCCATTATCAACTCTTGCTACATATAATGCATTTGCGTATGAAAGGTAATCTGCTCCAACAAAAAATGTTTCATAGTTATCAGCGCCTGGAGTACCAAACCTTGAAACTAATTCATTCTCTGAAGAAACGAGAACTACTTCACCTACAGGACCCCATCTAAACACACCGGCCATTGCTGCAGGTGGTGTCGCGATGGCAGGAACCGATGCTGATGCGTCCACCTCTCTAACAATTACGGAAGGACTTACGGAAAAAGCCATATTATTCTCCTTTAATATTATCTAATTAAATCTTTTGTTACTAATTAATAGTTATCACAGTTTTATTTATAAAAGTTTCTATATCTAAAAACCACTGCTATCAGTCCGATACGCGATCCACCCCTGTTCGTCAGGGATATCGTCTCCAGTATCTATAAAGCCGAACGGTAATAATTCTTCGTCAAGCTGTTGTTCTGTTTTTTCTTTCAATGCCGCTAAGGTATTGATGTCTGTTAATTCCCTAAAGAATCGTTGGTCTGATAACCATGCAAATAATACCAATGTCATTACCAAATCATCATTATGACCTGACTCTGCTTCGTATGAATTTGCTTTTTTACTAAATCGTGATAACTCCTGTATTGTGTTATAATCTTGTATTATTAACTGATTTTGTTCAATTAATAGTTTCAATATAGAACAACCTTTTGATTTTACGCTTTTGGTTGTTCGTATTCCATGATCTGATCTCTTCCCTCCAAAATTTGATACTTGTTTCCCGGCTCTGCCGTGGTTTTCAGTAAAGAGAAGATTTTCATAGCCGTAATCCATAAAGAGTATATCAGCAACTTGTTCACCAATATCGTTAATTTCAATTAACACTGCACTCTCATTGTACATCAGCCCTATTCTATATATAACGGAGGCAAAGTCTACCGGACTTACGGTATTATCTTTGTATACACATACTTGTTTGTATGGCATTTCCGTTGTATCAATTATATTAAAAGCAGAATAATCGAGTCCTTTACCTCTCGATACATCAACTACCATTACATATGCATGTTCTTGTTGTACTGCTTCATATTGTGTAATACCTTCAGCCTCATGTAATGGCCTAGACGGCGCAAGTTCTTTGAGTTTGGCACCGCTTATTAGTGTACCTGAGCTTCCTAAGAACTGACAACAGTATTCTTGATTAAATTTTTCGATATCGAAATCTAACGCTTCGAGAGTTTCATCTTTCCACGCATCATCTCGACCAGGTACATCGTACCACATAACCTCAACGTATTCATAACCATTTGTACCTTCTTTAGCACCTTTACAGGTTTTCCAAAAATGATTCAATCCATTAGGAGTAGAGGTCATTAATAATTTTGTTGTTTTACCAGAAGATATCGTTGGATATACAGAAGCAAAGAATTCATCAAATCCTTCAATAAATGCAACCTCATCAAGATATAGAAACGATATAGATTTACCACGAATAGCAGAAGATGTTGTAGTACCTGCGTAGATCTTACAACCATT